GCCTATATCATATGATATAGCAAGAGCTCAAGGTATTGAAACAAATGATAAGGTTAGAAAATCTGCATATTCATTTGAATTAGTGAATAATAAATTAAGAATATTTCCAAGACCTAAATCAAGTGATGACGGTGAAAAACTTTATTTTAATTATTATTTACGAAATGATATGAATATAACAACTAATTCTTACACAAAAAATAAAGTAACAGACCCAAGTAATGTTCCATATAAATTTATAAGGTATGAAAATATCAACTCGTCAGGTAGACAATGGATAAGAAAATTTACATTGGCATTATCAAAAGAACTACTTGGTATTATCAGAAGTAAATATGCCTCAATGCCTTTACCAAATGGTGAAGTAACAATGGATGGTGAAGGATTAAAGGCAGAAGGTAGAGAAGAAAAAACACAATTATTAGAAGAATTAAAAGAATTTTTAGATTCTGTTTCTTTAACAGAAAAAACAAAGGCAGAAGCTGAAGAAGCTGAAGCTAATCAACAAGTATTAAATAAATCCCCATTGGGTATTTGGATAGGATAAGGAGATTATAAATGGCTAGTACCATAACAGCAGCTAATTTGAAAGTTAAGATAACAGAGGAAGTTATACTCAATGGTAAAGACCAGGGAGGTACAACTGAATTAACTATTGCTAGTATAAAAGATGTATCTAAAAGAATAGTTACGATTGCAGCTGACGATGATGCAACTGTGTTAGTTTTTAAATCTACAACAGCTAGTGCTGATGGAGCTTTAGATAAAGATACAGTAAAATATATTCGTATTACTAATTTAGATGATTCAAATTCTGTTAATATTTCATTACAATTAGATTCAGATGAGGATAATTCAGCTGCAGATTTATCAGTTACACATTTACTTGAAGCTGGTAGAAGTTTTATAATGGGAACACCAGATGAAGCCGTACATGCGGATGATGATTCTCTTACTATTGTAACAGCTCTAACTGATTTAGAAAGTATTATCGTAGACCCAGGTTCTAATGCTGGAACTGTGGAAGTTTTCACAGCAAGTACATAGGAGATAATTAATGTCAAGAACAAGTCCATTTTTTGTACCACAAAAGGAAGTCAATCTTATCAATGATATGAATGAAGAGTTGATTGATGAGATTGTTGGACAATCTGTTGATGTTTATAAAGTAAATATAGAAAATACAAACGAAAATATATATGGTGAGTCAACAACAAAATATTATGATGTTGGTTTTAGAGTAAATTGTTTATTATTATTTAATGAACCTGAAGTTACTCAAGAAGATTTTGGAGCAGATTTGCGTGGTGATATAGAAATGTATTTTCAGAGAGAAAATCTTTCAAGTGGTTCTTTAAACTTTTTCCCAGAGATTGGTGATATAGTAGATTGGAATGAACAATATTGGGAAATAAATTCTGTCGTAGAACCACAACTTATAGCAGGACATCCAAAATATAAACACGCTATAAATGCTAAAGCACATAGAAGTAGATTATCATCATTACAAATAGAAGAAAGACCTAGGTAGTGCCGAATAGAAAAGCAAAAGAACGAAAACAAGAACGAAGAAAAAAGAATGAACATTTAAAGAGATACGGAAGAACTAAAAAACAAATAGAAAGAAATAAAAAAAGAGAAAAATAGTGGCTATACAACAAATAATAGGAAAAAAAATAACTAAGTATGATACTAAAAAGTTAGCTACTAATCCTAATTTCAAAGTAGATAAAAAACCTGAAAAGGTGGTTAGTGGTAATGTAGTTGAAGATACTGATATATATGGTGAAAAGAAACATACTTATATTCCAGACGCAAATGGTAATCTTCAAATGGAAGAACTGATGGGTAAGATGTTAAATAAATTAGACAATATACCAGGTGTAAGTCAAACAGGTACAAAAGCTGTTGAAGTAGATATAAAGAGAGAGATTGCAATTGGAAAGGTTGACGCCTCAGCCGTTAAATCAGAAGAAATTAAAGGAAAAGTAAACAATAAATTAGATAAATTAAAAGCATTAAGAAGAAAAAATGGCCATTAAACCAATAACAAATAAACAAGTTGTATCTGAACAAGGTATAAATAGAGCAGAACAAAAGTCTACTCGTAATATAACAAATAGGTCTGGTAATAGAAGTACATCAATTACACCAGGTAAAGATTTAACTAAAAATTATGCTATAACATTAAAAGATGTTGATACAGCTATCTTAACCCATGTAAAAGATGTTATGAAACCAATCATAAGAGAAGCTAATGAAACAATAAAAATTCCTGTTATGTATGGTAATGAAGAAAGATGGAAAACAGCAAGAAAAAGAGGATTTATCAGAGATAAACAAGGTGCTTTTATATTACCACTTATAATGTTAAAAAGAACATCTTTGGAAAAGAGTACTGAAATGCCATTTGATTTTACCCATGATGTAAAAAGAAAAAACATTGAAGTCGTTAGAAGTAATCAATGGTCAAAGAAAAATAGATATGATAGATTTACAGTATTACAAGGTGTTAAGCCACAAGAAGAAAGACTTGTTACTACAATGCCAAACTTTGTAAATATTACATATGAATTTGTACTATGGACAAATTTTATAGAACAAATGAATACTTTAGTAGAAAGTTTTACAGAACAAAACTATACATATTGGGGTAATTCTGAAGAATACAAATTTTTATGTACTATTGATTCGATAGCAGATGCTTCTGAAGTAGATGTATCAGGGGAAAGATTTATAAAATCAACTTTTAGTGTTTTGACAAAATCTTATTTATTACCTGAAGAAACCAATTCAATAGTAACAAATAAAATATCAAATTTACAAAAGAAATTAACACCATCAAGAGTTGTATTTGGTTATGAAATTGATCTTTCTGGTGGTAAGGTTGATGTACCAGATAAACCACGAACACCAAATAAAAAACTAAAAGAGAAGAAAAATATTTCATTTAGACAAAAAAAATAGATTTTTTAAAAATAATATATATTTATATATGATTAATCAAAATAATGGAGGTTATAAATGCCAAAAGAAGAATCAAAATTAGCAGAAAAATATGAAAAAGCTACAAAGTTTACAGCAGAAGAAGTTGAAAAAATAAAAGATGTACAAAAAAAATATGTAGGTATTCAACAAGCTTTTGGTGGACTTGAAGTGAGTAAAATTAGATTACAACAACAATTAGATAATACTCTTAAAGCTGAAGATGAATTAAGAAAAAAATTCATAGAAGTTCAAGAATCAGAACAAGATTTAATTAAAGAATTAAATACTAAATATGGTGATGGAACTTTAAATCCTGAAACTGGTGAATTTGTACCAAATAAATCTAAATAAATTAAAAAAATATATCTGTTTGGTAGTAGTTTCATATATTTATATATGATGAATAACTCTATTAAGCACAAAACCAATTTATCTAAAATAAAGAATTAATTATAAAAATTTAGGAGAACCATAATGCCATCCAGTGAAAAAATAGTTTCCCCAGGTGTATTTACAAATGAAATAGATCAAACATTTTTACCAGCCGCGGTAGGAGATATAGGTGCGGCATTAATCGGACCTACTGTAAAAGGTCCTCCACTAATTCCAACGGTGGTAAATAGTTACTCAGAATTTGAACAACTATTTGGTAGTACAACTAAAAGTGGAAGTAATTCTTATTCATATCTTACTTCATTAACAGCAAAACAATACCTTAAACATCAAGGTTCATTAACTGTTGTAAGAATATTAGAGGGAGGTTTTACACAAGCTTATGCTAATGTTATAACTGGTTATAGTGGTAGTGGATACACTGGGTCTAATGATTTATCTGTTACTGGAGATGCAACTGGTGGTGCGAGTGCAGCTGCACACGGTAATGTATTACAAGAACTTCATTCTGCAGCAGCTAGTGTTAATTTTCCAATTTCTTTTAAATTAAATACACAAGGTTATGGTAGTATATTTAATAACTTTCCACATATGGCAGCAGCTGCTACTACTGATGTGATAAATATTACAGGTTCAAATGGACTTTTAACTTCAGGTTCATCAGATAATATTAGATGGGAAATTGCTGGAACAAATGCTAAAAGAGGAACATTTAATCTTCTTATTAGAAGAGGTAATGATACTCATAAAAGAAAAGTAATTTTAGAAACTTGGAATAATTTAAGTTTAGACCCAAATGAAAATAATTATATAGAAAG